CATTCTCCAATTCCAGCGATCCTCTATTCCATTGGAGGATTCCTTGCTGGAGCCACTTAGGGAGGTTTTCATAAGACAGTTGTAGACGACCTAACATTTCACGAGCAGTCGCTGCTTTGTTTGCTAGGATTGCTACGTTGACATTTTGATTGAATAGCACATACCAAAGAAGATACGCGGTAACAATAGTAGACTTACCAGACTGACGAGGTAATTTGGCAATGTTGAATCGATTGTCATGGAAACTTTTAACCATGTCAACTTGAAAATCATACATCTTGAAAGGAATGACACCATCATCAAGAGATACGATTTTGATATAGTTTAAGATAAAGTATGTTGGATCTTCAGAGCATTTGATATACTCCTGCACTTCTTCAGGAGTAAACTCAGTAGCAACATTTGCTTTCTTTAGATTCGGATTACCAAGATATACGTCAGTAGTGCTCATACAAGTGTCCCATGTTGTCTGCGAATCTCTCGCAACTCTTCAAAGTCTTTCTTCTTGGTGCCACCATCATATGCCCAGGCGTAACCTTCATCAATCATTTCTTCATTGAGTGAAAGCTCAGCATCTCCAATATAGAGCCAACCAAGGAGTCTTCCATATTTTCCAACGCCACCCACCAACTCAGTGCGAATAGTGAGCTCTTCATCTCCACCGATTGCTCCCTCCAACTTTTCTTTCATCCAGTTGGTAGCATCGATACCTAATGCTTTTTCTTCGAGATCTCTTGTGCGTTTCTCTGGCGTGTCCACACCAGCAATTCTAACTCTCTCTTTTTTATAAAGGTCAAAACCGAGATCAATCGTGACATCAATCGTATCCCCGTCCAGCACTTTATCTATGCTCGTCACTCGGAAGTTGTAACAACTCTTCCGACTCGGTGGTTTCATTGCTCCCATGATCTTGTGCCTCTCTTTCGTCAATACCTAGTATATATCTGATAACCCAACCAACTCCTATTAGGAGTATAATTAGAGACCAGATAATACTCCAAGTAGGATCATTGATATCTTCAAGAGGGCGAAGAATTAAATTCATGGGTTGTTGGGATCTACACCTAAACTAATTAGGTATTCTCTCCACCAGTTATATTTTTCTTTCTTCCATTCAGGCACAGGTCTCCCGCGCTCAGAATACCACTCATGGAGTGCGTCATCGATAATCTGTGCCACTTCCATATTCCTCTTCCTCTTCATCAACATCTGCATATGGATTCTCCAAGAAGGGTCCTCGTTTTCGTAGAGGTTCTTGTCTGACATAATCCTGCTCAGCATTAACGGCTTCGATCCAAACAGCAAGTTTCATCACGATGAAGATGATAATAAGGGGTGTGAAACAACCGACTAGTATGACTGGATTCATTTGTGACTCCTATCGAAAGGTTCCCAATGCTCCCACCCATATTTATGTACAAGGTGCATACCAACGATGGGCACAAACACAAGAAAAAATCCCATGACGCCTAAGCACCATGGGGTTTGCATAACAGATCTAACGAACAGTTGTACTTGGTGCATCTCTAAAATACTCGGGTATAGGACAACCTTTGAAACGATCAATCTCATCCACTGCTAGGACAAACATACACGCGAACCCTATGCAGAATGCTAGTAGATACTCGTGTATGGTAGTTCTCATGCTGGATAATCCCAATTAGTCATGAAGTCTACTTTGTGTTGCGGTCCCCACCCGCCCTTGTAGATATAAGGGACAGTACGAATTGGGCAACTATCACCAGTACACAGAAGGTCATCTACAATCCTCCAAGATTCCATTACCTCATCGGCGTGGACAAAGTGTGATTGATCACCGTTGATTGCATCGTAAAGGAGTTTTTCATATCCATCGATTGCTCTATCTTGTGGATATGCATGTGTTAAAGTTGCTACTTCCAAGTTATCACCAAGTCCTGGTGATTTAATATCCATAGCAATGTCAAGATGGGGATTAGGTTGTAAACGCATAACAATGCGATCATTAATTTCGCCTTCATAGAGTTTGAGTGGTGGTGCTTTTAATTTGATAACAACCTCTACACATCCATAAGGCATTTTCTTACCTGTCATGACGTTAAAAGGAACTCCCTCCCAACGCCAGTTATCGACATAAAGAGTACCAGCGAAATAGGTAGGAGTACCACTGTTAGGATCAACACCCTCTTCGTTACGGTAGCCATCGTACTGTCCTAAAATAACATTCTCGCTCATTCTAGTGGCGGCAAGCACCTTTGTCTTCTCACGTCTGATTTCCCTAGCATTCATCTTGCAAGGTGCATCCATTGCTACTAAAGCGAGCACTTGTAGGATGTGATTCTGTAACATATCTCTCACTGCGCCAGCAGTCTCATAATATTGAGACCTACCTTCACAACCAATGGTTTCGGTTGCATAGATTTGAATCTCGTCTATGTACTGGCGATTCCAAAGTGGCTCAAGTAAAATATTACTAAACCTAGTGGCAAGGATATTATTAACAGTATCTTTACCAAGATAATGGTCAATGCGATATACTTGTTTTTCGCGTAGATGTCGCTCCACCACTGACTGTAGATTATCAGCAGATTTATAATCGTGCCCAAAGGGTTTTTCAATAACCACACGGGATCTTTCTGGGTCTTCAAGGCAACCTGCCTCCTTTAGATTTTGAATTGCTGATCCATATCTCTCTGGTGGCACAGAGAGAAAATATGTCATGTCATCAATGTATGCTGGAAAATTCTTAAGACTCTCTACATTCTCTAGATCAGCACATTGATAATCTAAATTCTGTAAAAAATCATCTGGATATTCTCCAAGAGATTCCTTCCACATTTGTGTAGTAGGTTCTCTCCTAGCACTTCCAGTGATAAGAAAATTCTCTGGCAGCAATTCCTTCTGCCAAAGTTTGTAGAGTGCAGGAATTAGTTTCTTCTTACAAAGGTCTCCCGTTGCTCCGAAGATAACAATTCCTTTAGTGAGCGGTGCCATTTCCATCATATTTGTCTGTTTCGTAGTAGTTATTTTCACCTTTTCGTATCCCGAAATAGATCGTGGATAATACAAAGGGTATTGCTCCCCAAAGAAGGACATCAGCGAACGTCATGACCACCAAACATAGCTCTCATTCCATTCAAAACCTTGGCTGTGAAAGCACCAAGACGGCGCGACTCAAAGCGTGCCCACAGAGCACTAGAGATGACAGGAGTGGGTACGCCAAGATCCACACCAGCGTGGACAGTCCAACGACCCTCACCACTGTCTGATACTCCACCATCGAATTTGCCAAGCTCTCTATCGCCCCGTAATACATCAGCGGTAAGGTCAAGCAACCAACTGCCAACCACGCTACCACGACGCCAACACTCAGCAACCTTAGCATCGCCCTCTTTAACGTAAGCTGACCCAGCATTAGCTTCATGCAGGATATTAAATCCTTCTGCGTATGCTTGCATGATTCCGTATTCGATTCCATTGTGGACCATCTTTACGAAGTGACCTGCCCCTGGACCGCCTGCATAGATCCATCCGTATTCTTCAGGATACCAAGTGTAATCTCCGTCACGGGTTCTTGGTGCTGCACCGATGCCTGGCGAGAGGGCATCGAATAGCGGGCGGCATACATCGACTGCCGAGCTTCCGCCACCAACCATGAGACAGAATCCACGCTCCAGACCATACACACCACCACTAGTACCACAGTCAAGATACGCGATGCCCAATTTTGCACAACGCTCGGCTCTTTTCCGACTGTCCTTAAAATTGCTATTGCCATGATCAATAATAATATCTCCTTCACTACAATATCGTAGTAGCTCATTGAGTGTATCCTCTACAGTTTCTGCTGGTACAACCATCATGAAAACACCAGGGACCTCAGTGTAGACTGTTTCCCCAGATTTAACACCGTAGTTTTCTTTTGTTTTGACAACCTGGACGAGATATTCAATAGATGTTGTGCATCCACTGATGTATCCCTTCTCATATTGCTCTTCAGATTTTTTGTAATTATTGCGGTATCCGTGGACTTCATGTCCAGCGGCAATCATACGGCGAGACATGCCCTCGCCCATACGACCCAATCCAATCATTCCTACTTTCATAATTCAACACGCAAAAGGTCTTGCCGATTGACGGCGATGTTTCAATTCTGTTGCCAATTCACCAAGCTCATTATAGAACGCATCTCCGACCGTGTAATGTGCTTGGCGATGCTCAACACATTCTATGATTCTGTCATAGTCTTGCTGAGAAAAGTCGGGGAAGAATTTTTTCGTCATTTAATTAATTCCATTGCATTATGTAGCTCACGAGAATGATCTAGTTCGTCATTCAAGATCTCAAGGATCTTGTCGTCATGCCCATTTAGAGCAAGATACTTTGCGTAAGTTTCTGCTGCATGAATCTCTACCTCGTAAGACAGATGGTATGCAGACACAGGAGCCACCCAGTAATAAACCACATTGACCCAATAATAGATAAGGACGAGGTGTTTGGCAACAAAGCGATCGATAAAATAAGCATTACCGCCCCTGCTTTCCATATATTCAAGATGTTCTGTTTCATTGATCGATTGATCGAAGTGTTCTTTCATCAAATATAGGTGCTCGGGACCACGAAGTCCCATGCTTTCGCGAAAGTGTAACACACTTAAAAACGCAAAATAGGGTGCCCGAGCGATTTCCTCAAGCACCCAAAACCTCTGATAATCTCGACCTCTGTATAAGAAGTCTAGTATAGTAACCGTGATGTTTAAAACGACTTCATTGAGTTTCTTCATCTTCGTCGTGATCGTAGGTTAATCTGCAGTCCCATGCATAGTCCTCTTCCCACTCTGGTTCGTAGAGTGGGCAAGGTTCTTCAAAGAGGTGATTCATCCGTAATTGATTAATCCTCTCTCTGAGTGATTTGTAAAACTCTCTTTTTTGATTTGGATTCATTCGACGTGAATCGTACCTACCATGCCAGCACCCTTATGGGGACCACACCAATAAGTATAGTCACCTGCCTCTGGGAATGCAACATCAAACTCTTCACCAGGCATCATTGCAAGGGCTTCATGACCTAACTCTGGATGATCTTCAACGATAACGTTATGAGGAGGGAGCATATTATTAACAAAATGCACCGACTCGCCAGCAGAGATAGTAACCTCTGCAGGATC